CTTGGTAAGAACGCTAAGAGACCTTTCTTACATGTAAGATATAGAGCTTCAGAAACTGAAGACAGAAGATATAAGACTTGGATTACTGGTTCTGCTGGTGGTGCTGCTACATCTGATATCGATAACATGCAAGTTAACTTCTTAAGCGAAAGAGCTGTATGTACTCTAGGTGCAAACAACTTCTTCTTATTTAAGCAGTAGTAATTAATTCAAAGGGGTGTAGCAATACGCCCCTTTTTTAAATTTTAAATTAAATTAAATCAAATGAATAAACAAAAGACAACCGCAAAAAAGTCGGGTGGTTTAAAAGTAAAACCCGCAAAAACATCCCCAAAGTTTGTTGATAAAACTTATAAGCTTACCAGAGAGGTAGCTCCTTTATCGTTAATATTAGCATCAAGACACACTAACCGTGTGCCTTTATTATATTTTGATGAAGAGACAGGAATTAATAGACCCCTGAGATATGCAAGAAATCAAAACTCACCTTTTCAAGATGAGCAAGATGACAATGCAATATTAGAACCTATTGTTTTTGAAGATGGGTTTTTATTTGTTCCAAAAAACAATCAAGTATTACAAAAATTTTTATCATATCATCCAGCTAATGGAAGTATTTTTGTTGAAATAAATAAAAAGAAAGAAGCTCAAGATGTGGTAGATAATTTAAATGCTGAGGTTGATGCTTTAATTGAAGCTAGACAGCTTGATGTTGAACAAGTAGAAACTATAGGCAGAGTATTGTTTCAGCAAGATGTTACAAGAATGTCAACAGCAGAACTTAGAAGAGATATATTAATATTTGCTAAGCAAGACCCTAATGGTTTTTTAATGATGTTAAAAGACCCTATGCTTAAGTTAAATGCTACTATACAAAATATGTTAGATAAAAACTTACTGCAGTTAAGAAACCAGAAAAAAGAAGTGTGGTATAACACTCCTTCTAATAAAAAGAAGATGTGTAATATACCTTATGGGGAAGACCCATTATATATTATAGCTTCATTTTTCCAAAGCGATGATGGGCTTGATATGTACAAGCACCTGAAAACGTTAGTTAAAAATTCGTAACTTTGTTTTTTGTTTAACCCATAAATTTTTTAACATGGCAAAATATATAACATTAGATACAGCAAATGACGGTAATGTACACATTAATACAGACCAAATTCTTTACGCAGAAACTGCAAGTTCAACTGCGGGAGATATTTATTTAAGTAATGGTACACACAAATTAACGGTTACTGGAACTGGATTGACATCAGGATTTGGTGAGAATGTAAATGCAGCTCTTGTAAAAGCAGCAGAAACTTCTTGGACAAATGCAGCAGTACCAGTATCGAAAGATGGTGGACTAGTATTTACTAGTATCGCTATAGGAACAGTTTAATCCTTCCTTTACTATCGACAGAGAAAGCACCCAAATCAGGGTGCTTTTTTATTTTGTGTATCTTTGTATTAAACTTTTTTAAATGATAAATTCAGTTAGAAATACTGTGCTTGCAATTATAAATAAAAATAACTATGGATATATATCACCTAGTGATTTTAACTTATTTGCAAAACAAGCACAACTAGATTTATTTGACGAATATTTTTTTAATTATAATGAGCAAATTAATGAAGAAAATGCTAGGCTATCTGGGACTGGTTATGCTAATATAAAGCTAGGCTATGAAGAAGTTATCGATACATTTTCTGTTACTGCTTTTTTAACACAAAAAACTTTAGGTACAAGTGTTTATTATTTACCATCAACCACAACAACAGGCACTGATTATTATTTATTAAACAAAGTTCTTTGTTACTCGGCAGGTAATTTTTTAGGGGAAGCAGAAAAAGTAACACATAGTAAAATAACAATGTTAAATAATTCTTTGCTAACCGCTCCTAACACAACATTCCCTGCTTATACACAGGAAGGTGATTCAATTACAATTTTTCCTACTACTATAAACAGCGGACAAGATGTACAAGCTCAGTATATTAGATATCCGAAAGACCCAAAATGGACTTACGTAAATCTTTACAATGGTGAGCCTTTATTTGACCAGTCAGCAGCAGATTATCAAGACTTTGAATTACCTATTGATGACGGAAATGATTTAGTAGCAAGGATTCTTCAGTATGCAGGTGTTTCAATAAGAGAAAAAGATGTGTTTGAATTTGGAAAATTAGAAGAACAACAATTAGATAATCAAAAATAATTATGGGATATATAAATCAAAATCAATATTATACTAACGGTGGTGTTAATCCAACCAATAATAATTGGGGTTCATATCAATTTACTTCTTTAAAAGATATAGTGAACAATTTTTTATTAATGTATCAAGGAAACCATGAAATGATTAACAATGTCAATCGTTTTAAAATATTATTTCACGCTAAAAGAGGTATACAAGAGTTAAATTATGATGCTTTAAATGAAATAAAAGCACTGGAATTAACCGTATATGATGACTTAAAGTTTGTTTTACCATCTGATTATGTGAATTGGGTAAAGCTATCTTTGTTTAAAGACAATGTAATTCGTGATTTAGTTGAAAACATTCAAGTTCAATCTGCAACACAATATGTTCAATCTGGCAGTTCTACATTTACTTATGATGGTAGTAATAATGTTAACACAAAAACATCTACTTTAGACACATCAAGAACTGATGGTTCACTTAAAAGTATTTATTTAAATGATGTAAGAGAAGAGGCAGTAAATCCTGGTTGTAATAATTGTGAGGATGATATTTATCAATCAAGGATAGGGGCTCGTTATGGTCTTAATACTGAGACAGCTAATTTTAATCCTACGTTTACGATAGATAAAGCTAATGGAGTAATAAATTTTGACTCGACTATGGCTAACCAACAATGTATTTTACAATATATTTCAGATGGTATGGAAAATGGTAATGATTCAAATATTAAAGTGAATAAATTATTCGAAGATTATTTATATGCGTATATAAAATATTCATTATTAAATAATAAATTTGGTGTACAAGAATATATAGTAAATAGAGCAAGAAAAGACAAACAAGCTTTACTTAGAAACGCTAAAATAAGATTGAATAACATTCACCCGAGTAGATTACTTATGAATTTAAGAGGGGAGAATAAGTGGATAAAATAAAATGGCAAACCTTCAAAGAAATTTTATAGCAGGCCGTATGAATAAAAGCCTTGAGCAAAGGCTTTTACCAAATGGTGAATATACAAATGCTGTTAATGTAAGACTTGGTTCTACTGAACAATCTGAAATAGGTTCTGTTGAAAATTCTAAAGGTAATACTAAGTTAACAGAAATAACTTATTTTAACGGCACGCCCCTTAGTAGTAATGCAAAATGTATAGGAGCTTTTGAAGATAGCGCTAATGAAACTCTTTATTGGTTTGTTCACGACCCAAGTTTTACACTAGGAGCAACAGGAAAACTTGATTTAATAATTTCTTTTAATATACAAACAGGTGGTATTATTTACCATGTAATAAGTATTAACAATGGTTCAAATGCTAATACTACTTTAAATTTTAATCCTGAGTTTTTAATAACAGGGATTAATAAAATTGATAATTTATTATTTTTTACAGATAACACGAATCCTCCAAGAGTAATTAACATAGAAACTAATTACCCTAATCCTTTAAATAATATAGACCAGTTTACAGCTAGACAAATACAAGTTGTAAAACAACCACCTTTACAAGCACCTACAGTTCAATTGATTAAAACATCAAATGAAACTACTTTTTTAACAAATAATTTTATTTGTTTTGGATATAGATATAGATATGAAAATGCAGAATATTCAGCAACCTCACAATTTAGTGAACCAGCTTTTTCGCCAAAAGCTTTTAACTTTAGTGCTCAAAGTTTTGCTAATGAGGGAATGGAAAACAGGTATAATGGAGCTATAGTATCTTTTAATTCAGGTACTTCATTGGTGAAAGGGATAGATTTATTGTATAAAGAAGCTAATGACTCTACTATTAAAGTTATTGAAAGAATAGATAAATCAGAATCAGGATTATCAAACAACACTTTTTACACATTTACATTTACTGAAAGTAAAATATTTTCTGTTTTACCTGAAAGTGAAATATTGAGGTTATACGACAATGTACCAACTTTAGCAAAAGCACAAACACTTATGGCTAATAGATTGGTTTATGGAAATTATGTTGAAGGATATGATTTAAAAGATACTTTTAATCAACCGCTAACTCTCAGTTATATTGCATCACTAAGTCAATCTCAAATTGGCGAAGAAACATTACCTGTTACAACAGCTCAATCAACCTTTACTGCATTTGGTTTTTCGACTCCTATAAATGATAGTGCTTTGAGAATTAATTTTGCAGGATTTGAAAGCTCTTTAATAAAAGGAGCAACAATAGATTTTTCATTTACATTTGAACATGACTCGTGGAGCGGCTCAAGTTTACCTGACCAAACGACAGGGCCAACTACTGTACATTTTAGTTATACACTAATTCAAGATTTTACAAATAGTGCTACTCCAATTAATGATTTAATATCAAGTTCAGACTTTCAAGCAAAATTTGGAACATTAACAACAGGTATACAAACTGTAGCAAATGCACAAGGGGGTGCGGGAACTACATTAACAGATAATTTTAATTTTCTTTTACAAGGACAATTAGGAACAGTTGCTCCACAATACGATATAAACCAAACAGGAAGAACCAATTCAACACCTGCTTTGCCGTCAGCCGGAGAAGGAATAGCAGCAAGTGTAATATTACCATCAACTTTACAATTACAAATATTAGCAGCTCAGTATGAAGAGACGGGAGTGGGAACAAATACAATTGTTGAGTATTTTAAAATTACTAATGCTTCAGCATCTATATCTGAAGTGCCTAATTCAGGAAGTTTACACAGTAACAGAGGATACGAGGTTGGTATCATTTACATGGATAGCTTTAACAGGGCTTCTACTGCGCTTGTATCAACAAACAATACAGTAAATATACCTTGTTCAGCATCTAACACAAAAAATGAAATTATTGTAACTATACCAGTTACACAAAGAGCTCCAAGTTTTGCAACAAGATATAAGTTTTGTATAAAAGCAGATAGAGATACTTATAATACTATATACTCCAGTATATTTTTAGAAGACGATAATACTAATAATGTTTATTTTTTACTTGAAGGAGACAATATAGGGAAAGTGGAAGATGGTGATAGATTAATTGTAAAAAGAGATGCCAGTGGACCTTTATCCACTTGCACAGAAGCTACGGTGCTTGAAGTTAAAACACAAAGTAAAGACTTTATAACAGTTACTTTAAATGGAAATTCAGTTCAAGTTCCTGAAGGAGTTTACATGAAAATGAATAGTATTTCTTTTGAAGCTAAAATGGATGAAGATGATATTGTAGATGAAAAAGTGCCAGCAATAAAAGCAAGAGCAGCTGGTAACTATCCGGTTATTGCTTATCCATTTTTCTTAAGAGATGCTAGCGGAGCATTTACTTCTAATTATACTTTGCCTATTGGCACAAGAGTAGTTATGAAGATAGAACAAACAAGAGTAGGAACGGGAAATCAATGTGAGCCAAGAAGCAGTATTTTAGAGCAAACTATAATCTGTAGTGACACTTACGCCAACATAGAAGAGTTTTTTAATAATGAAAACCTTCAAACTATTATTGAGCAAAATGCTGTAGTATCCCCGGCTGATATAAATAATGTATATATATCAACAGCTTCTCAATCTAGTGGACTACCATCCGGAGCAAATTCAGGTTCAAATGGAAGAAGCTCTATAACAAATATATTTGGTTCAACAGCAACCAGTCCTACCTCAACAAATTATTACAGACTACACGAAGATACCAGTACATCTCCTAATAGTTATTACCTACTTGTGTCAGGTACGGAAGGGTGTGCGTCCAGAAGCTCAAGAGGTGATTCACAAGTAAGAGTAGATTTTACTATTTACAGAAGAGATTCAGTAGTAGTGTTTGAGACAGAACCAAAACCTGCTTTACCAGATTTATGGTATGAAAGTTCTCAGTCTTTTGAAATAGATGTCTTAGGTAATCATACAGGAAACGAATTAAACCAAAACATTGCGAACAACAGGGCAGGTGTAGTAAGAACTGATTTTTCCAATTGTTTTACTTTTGGAAATGGTGTTGAAAGTTATAAGATACTAGATGCTTCTTTTGGAAAACAATTTAATTTAGGTAATAGAACATTCACAACAAACAATACGACATACCAACAAGCTCATAGATTTGCAGACTTAACATATAGTGGTGTATTTAATGACGAAACTAATGTAAATAAATTAAACGAATTTAATCTTGGGTTAGCTAACTTTAAACCACTGGAAGAAACATTCGGTGATGTAGAAATATTGTATGCAAGAAGAGATGATATCCTTGTGTTGCAAGAAGATAAAATATCATACGTATTAGCAGGAAAAGATTTATTAAGTGATGCAAGTGGAGATGGACAACTAACATCAGTACCTGAAGTTTTAGGAAAACAAATTGCTAGAATAGAAAACTATGGTATAAGTAATCATCCAGAAAGTTTTGCAGCTTGGGGTGAAAGCAAGTTTTTTACTGACGCAAAAAGAAGTGCTGTAATAAATTTAGTTGGAAGTTCAGCAGCTAACGAGCAACTTCAAGTTATATCTGAAGCAGGTATGAGAAGTTGGTTTAGAGATTTATTTACAGCAGCCTTTACAACACAAAAGTTAGGTGCATACGACCCTTATATGAACGAGTATGTATTAACATCTAATACTGTATTAAAACCTGAAGTTGCAAAATGTACGGCATGTGGAGTTACAAGAGATATTACAGTTCCAGCAGCCAACGCATTTATATATTGTGTTGATTTAGAAGAACAGCTTGGTGATGTATTAATAACTTATAATATACCATTAGAAGGACCTCAGCCAATAGTCACAGAAGCTACTTCACAAGATATAATTACTGAATCTGGTGACACCATAGAAACAGAAGGAGCAATTGGTGTTGTCGGATATACAATAAGAGCTATTTATAATGGAACTACTACTACAACCGGTGTTGTATATACTAGTGGGTCTTTTACTTTTGATAAAAACTCTACTACTGCTAATCAGGTGGTGTTAGAAATTACTACAACTTCTACAGTAGATGATACTATTGAAATTACAGTAGCTTGTCCATCAGGAACTTTACTTAATCTTTATAGTATTTGTGTGAGTGATACAATAGATGCGGGTAAATTTATTCACAATGAAGCTAGTTGGGATGATGGAGCTTTATTTTCTGCAACCCAATCAAATTTAGTAACTATGGGAAGTGGTACAGGAAGTTTTGTAATTTCTCAGTACAACGTAGTAAGTGGAAATCAGGGTGTAGGTTTATTACCTACAGACGGCTCGGTTATGAAAGCTGCTTACAATAAAATTAATTTTGACAACTTTGATTTTAATACATCTACTAACAGTTTTGCATATCTTAGAACCAACACTGAGTATACAAATACTATTTCTAGTATTACTACTCTTTTAGGATTAGCTATTAACATGCCTTTAAACAGTTCGGCAGCTCCTAATTATTATTCTGGTTCATTTACCGTGCCTGCATCTGGAAATAATTTATATTTAATTTACGATTATAGAGGAGCTACCACACCTACACCTACACCTACACCATCTGTATTTGATTACTATCAGTACACTCAGTGTGGTGGTGGAAGCACAGAAATATTTAGAGTAGCAAGCGGCACGTCTGCTCCGACAGTTGTAAAATATAATAACATTTGTTACGAAAGCCCTCAATCCACAATTACAACTAGTAATATTGATATTACAGAAACATACTTAGATTGTGCGTCTTGTCAGGCAGACTACAAAACATACCAGGGTTGTTTAGACAGCACAACCACAGTTATAGTAAAAGGAACACAAGGGTATACTTTCCCTGGCTTTATAAAGTATAATGGTATTTGTTTTGAAAACCCTGTGACAACCACAACTGTTTCAAATTTAGACATAACTACATTACCTACTTTTACAGATTGTGCTGATTGTGATGCTTCACTTTATAATTTTAGAGAGTATACAGAATGTAGTGGTACGGCTACACAAGTATTTAAATTACTAATAGGCTCAACATTTCAACCAGTGTATAGATATAATGGTGTGTGTTACGAAAGCCCTGCAACAACAAGTTCTACTGTAGGGGTAGATGCAGCAAGTTTAAGTTCGTTTAATAATTGTACATCTTGTTTACCTGAAGAGTATTTGTACAGAAGATATGAAGCTTGTAATGATAGTAATGTAGTTCAAATATTTAGATTACCAAACGGACAAAACGTGGTGTTTGCGCAGGTAGTTAAATATTCAGTTAATGGAGTTCAAACCTGTTTTGAAAACCCTGAGCCAACAGGTTCTACAAGTACGGTAGATTTACCATCTTTTCAGTACGATGATTGTCAAGAGTGTGAGGCAACGATACCTGATGTTCCTCCCGTACCAGATGACCCAGACCCACCAAGCCCATCTACTGCAAATTATAGAAGGTATGAAAAATGTAATGACAGTAATGTAACTCAAATATTTTATCAAACTGGAACAACTTTCCCAGACGTAGTAAAATATAATGGAGAATGTTATGAATTACCTGAACCAACTAGCTCGACAACTGGTATAACTTTATCTGGACTAGAAACATTTGATGATTGTGAAACCTGTGCTGGGGGTACTGGAGGTGGAGGTGACCAACCTACGCCTACTAATTTATTTTATAGATTAATACACTGTACCCTACTTGATTCAGATTGTTATTATCAAAGTGAATTTCAACCTGCAAGTGGACAAAGATTTGTCGACGGAACTTCTGGTAACACGCCACAATATTACGTTTACAGCGGAGATGCGGGTGTTACGTCAGACCAAGGAAGTCCTTGTCAAAATATTAGTTTAGTAGAACAAGAAAGTGGTTGTCCACCGACGCCACCGACGCCACCAACAGAGCCACCAAGTCCACCGACATATCAAAATATAGAAATTCAGGAATGTTATACTACAAGTCCAAGATATTTTGTAAGAATAACTGGACTGTCAGCTCCTACCTTACAGCTTGGATACGCTGTAAAAATAATTGGAGCTGGAGGAACTAATCCTGAATTTGATGTAAACAAAAGTTGGGAGATAATAGATGATAATGCTCAAACACATAATTCTGAAGCAACACTAAACCAAGTTGCAAATGATTGTACTGGATTTTCTCCGCCACCTACGCCAACACCTCCTACGCCAACACCACCACCAACAATTTATGGTCAGTATTTAGATTGTGATGGTTCTGATAATGTAGCTTATGTGAGCGGTCCAAGCGGAACTACATTCCCAACCGTATTAAAAATATCAGGTGTTTGTTATGAATATTCAGGTCTTGGCGGAAGCACTGGTCCTTTATATTCAAACTATGATGATTTTACTTCATGTGCTTTATGTCAGGCAACTGTACCAAGTCCACCTCCACCGACGCCACCGACGCCTACTTGTTTTGCTATAAACAATATGTCTACAGGAAGCTCTGCTACTTTAGCTTGTAATCCGTTTAGATTTGAAACAATGTACTTTAATAATTCATCTTTCTGTCAAGCATCTAACTTTTTTAGAACTGACGCAAATTGTAGCAGCTCACCCGCCGATACTTATGTGAGTAACGGAACATATTATAGACAGTGGTCTAATGGTCAGTTTGGACCTTGTATAATTTGTGAGCAACAATAAATTACTTATATTTACTTGAATTAAATATAATCAAATGCAAGAAATATTAAATTTTTTAAGCAACGAAGAGTGTGATGAAATTATATCTATGATAGAATCTAACCACCAACGCTCCTCGGTAGTTACGGGTGGCGGTAATGACAGGTCAGATATTACAGACCATAGGACATCAAGCACAAGCAATCTAAATACTAACAATAAAACAATTCAAAAAATACACAAAAGAATAAGTGAAGAGTTGAATATTCCTATAGAAAAAGGTGAGTCTATACAAGGCCAACTATACGAAGAAGGACAATATTTTAAACCACACAATGATTTTTTTAATGGGCCTGCCTACGATATGCACTGTTTATCTTCAGGTAATAGAACTCATACTTTAATGGTTTATCTAAATGATGACTTTGATGGTGGTGAAACTAACTTTCCTAATTTAAAACAATCAGTAAAACCGGTAAAAGGTAAAGCTATTTGGTGGAATTATTTAAAAGATGGTAAAACCCTAAAGGAATATTTACACGAAGGCACACCTGTTACTAAAGGTAAAAAATACATCATCACTTCTTGGTGGAGAGAAAATACTTGGGATGGCGGTGGAGATGCAATGAAATATGCAGAGCTACATAAAGAAAAAGAAGAGACTCCAGAAGTGAAAGAATTAACACCTAAAACACAAGAGCTGCCACAAAGTGAAAGTAAAATAATTAAAGTTGGAGAAGATGTTTCAAATGTTAATAAATTAAATATACCTAAGTTAACACCAAACGGTTTTGCTTTACAAAAATGTCCACCCAAACTATGGAATTTAATTAGTGAATGTTATGAGCTTTTGAAAACAAAAGAAGTAACAGAAAATTTTGATGGTAAAGACCATTATGTTCCAGGAGATACAAGCTTATTAAGTTTTGATAATTTACCTACAATTAAAAAAATATTACATGAAGAATTTTTACCTATACATAAAGAGTTTTGTGGTGTCGATATTGAACCAAGTTATATATACGGCATAAGGTCTTATCAAAAAGGTTCAAGATTAGAAGAGCACGTAGATAGGTTGGAAACACATCACATATCTTCTATTATTATAGTTGACAAAGATTTAACTTGTGGTTGTGCTAGTAAAAAATATGCTGATGATTGGCCACTTGATATACAAGGTCACGATGGGGAATGGTATAAAGTTTATGCTCAACCAGGCGACATGATACTTTATGAGTCAGCACTTTGTAAGCATGCAAGAAAAGAAATATTTGCAGGTAATTTTTTTAGAAACTTTTATATACATTACAAGTTAAATGATTTTACACTTCCTAGCTCCTGAAGATAAATCCAAATGGTCTCAAAAGTGGCACTACTGTTTAGACTCCTGGAAGAAATCACACTGCTGTATTAAAGTGTGGAATGATACTGAAATCGATGAGTTTATTAAATGCAATGACCCAGAATTTTTTAAAGTTTTGGATATGCTGCATAAGATATTTAAGCTGGATTACGTTAGGAGTTTAATATTAGAAAAGATAGGAGGCGCATATATAGATATGGATGTAGAATTGATATCTCCTTTTATAAATCAAATAGATAGAAATAAAATATATATTATTGGAGCTTCATCATCAGATGAAGTTGTGCAAAACAGTTTAATGATTTCTCCTCCGTCAGAGTTTTGGACAAGGTTTTTAACGTTTTCTAGAAAAAAAATATTTGAAAACTTAGAGGCTGTTAGAGCTTATCCTGATTATGAAGAAAAATTAAGAGGAACAATTGTTAGAAAAACAGTAGGGCCTATTGCTTTATCTGAGTTTATCGAACAAGATAAAGAAAATATAAAAATATTGCCGGCAGATTTATTTAATAATTCTAAAGGTATATGTTTCACCAAACACCATCAAACAGGTATATGGGGCTTTATCGATTAGCACCAATAAATTTTCGTAAATTTGTGTAATAATATTTATATATGTCTTGTATTACTTATGAGTTAATATGTCCTATTGGAGCTATTGAGCAAAATAGGTTTGAAGCTGTTAATGGTAACGGAAATGCAGCTCTTCAGGAATGTGAGTGGACAATTACTTGTTGTGATGGCTCGAAACAAAGAATAACATTACAAGCGGGTGAAGTATCTAGACCATGTTTAGATACTGCTGCTACTACATTTATACAGCAAAACACAATATCAGGACAATATAATTCTTTAAAGACAAGTTGTAGTTCTATTTGTGGTACAGTAAACCCAGGTGTTATTCCGACGCCTCCGAGCCCGACTCCAAGTCCGACGCCTCCGAGCCCTCCGACTCCTGCGCCAACACCAACTCCTCAGTATTGTTTAGGTGCTGAAAATGAGGTCACTACACAAAATGTAAACGGTCAAAATGTATTTGTTTTTGGAGGGAACTATGGAACATACGGTACGAATGTAGGTACTTATGTATTAAAAAACGTGCCATCAGCTCATCCTATTGCAATTCAAAACTTTAACTTAACAAACGTTATAACTTATACAGGAACAAATGCAGTTGGTCCAAAGGTTGGTTTAGATGGAAATACATATACGTATTATTGGGGCGATGTAACTATAACAGTAATAGGTGGATATGGTGTGATTAGCTATGAGTGTTATTACCACGGCTATATGGGAGGTCAGAATAATTTAATTTATAACTCCACCACTTGTAGTATACCAAGTGCACCTACACCTGGTCCGACGCCTCCGACGCCTCCGACGCCAAGCACAGTACCTCCTGTACCTTCACCTGTAACTACAGAATACACACTCACATATAGTGATTCAGTAAAAGGTTGGCCCTCATTTTATTCTTATATACCAGATTTTATGATAGGTATGAATAATTATTTATACACTTTTAAAGCAGGGAATTTATACAAACACAACACAAATGAATTAAGAAATAACTACTATGGGATACAATATAATTCACAGATTACAGGTGTAATTAATAACAATCCATTAGAAAATAAAATTTTTAAAACTATAAACTTAGAGTCTGATTCTGCCTGGGATGTAAATTTACAAACTGATTTACAAAATGAAGGGTACATTGACTATAGATGGTTTAAGAAAAAAGAAGGTGCGTATTTTGCAAACATTAGAAAAAATAATCAAATACCTGCAGCTGCTGATGAATACGCTTTAAGAAGCGCAAATGGAATAGGTAAAACTTCAGCATGGTCTACACAAAGCAACATATTAACTTTAAACTTTTCTGTGAACCCCCTTGTTTCTATTGGCGATATAGTTAGTATTGGGGATTATATTTATTTTTCCGAACCTCAATATACCGTCATAAAATTTGCTGGACAAATAACCAATATAGAAGTAGATATTAGAAGTGGTGTAAACAGAATGTTTGTAAATACAGCTATAACAGGAAGTCAAACAATAGGAGTTGTTGACCCTTTTATATTATATATTAAAAATGTTGAAGCAGAAACAGGTGGTATGTTAGGACATTTACTTGATTTTACTCTAACAAACTATAATACAAACTCCGTTGAGTTGTTTGCTCTGGAGGCTGAAGTAATGAAAAGTTATCCGTAAAATTAGTATCTTTGCATAGAATGGAATTTAATATAAATGAATTAAATCCTTCTGATTATGATGAAGTTTTGGTAAATTGGTGGAAAGAATGGGGTTGGACTCCTCCACCAAAAGAATTTTTACCAGAAGATGGACAAGGAGGAATAATGGTTTCATACAACGATAAGCCTGTTTGCGCAGGTTTTGTGTATTTTACCAACTCAAAAGTATCGTGGGTAGAGTGGATTATCTCAGATAAAAATGTAGATAAAAAATTAAGACACGATGCAGTAAAACACTTGATTGGATTGCTGACAAGCATCTGTCAAGAGCAAGGAAGTAAATTTGTTTACGCTATCCTTAAAAATAATAACCTAATGAAAACCTATGAGGAGTGGGGTTATGTACAGGGAGATGTAAACTGTAATGAAATGATAAAAAAAATATAATATGCCAATAGGTTCAGCACTCGCAGCAGCGGGAACATTCTTAGCTAAAACAGCTTTACCCGCAGCAGGAAAATTTTTAGCAAAAAAAGCATTACCAGCAGTAGGTAAATTTGTAACAAAACAAGCACTACCAGCGCTAGGAAAAGCAGCTGTTTCAAAAGTAGGAAGTCAATTACTATCAAAAGGTGCGCCAGCAGCTTTTAGTTTTAGTCAAGCAAGAAACGCTAGACAACTTCAAGGAGAATATCAAGACCAGATAGATGATTTATTTGCAAGCGCACAAAGTAGATTAGATACTGATAGATTCGCAGGGTTATCTGTTCCAACTACAGGTTTAGAGTTAGCTCTCGACGCATCTCGACAAACCGCAGGAGATTTCTTACAGCGTGTGGCAGAGGGAGACCCAAGAGGTTTAGCAGCTGGAGGAAGAGCGTTAATGGCTATACAAGAGGCTCAGCAAAAAGCTGGAGCAACGTATGATGACAGACTAGCTCAGTTACAATTAAGACAAGCAATAGGTGGACAGCAAGCAGATGCAGCTGCAGCACAACTAGAGCTTGAACAAGTAAAAGGTTTACAAGGAATGTTAGCTGACCAAAGAGCAAGAGAAATGGGAGCAACAAGAGGTGGTATTGATTTATTAAGTCAGTTAGCTGCTGGCCTTGCTAAGAAAGACCCATTTGATGGGGAGGAAAGCAGTGATTTAGAAGAAGATATTGTAGAGACAGGAAGAGATTCAATGGGTGGTTTCTCAGGAGCCGGCTCAAGTAGTGGTAGTGGAATGGCTGGGTTTACAGGAGCAGCATCATAAAATATAGATTATGCCTACAGGATACGGATACGTAAGAGATAAAGAACCTTTGTTTGTTAACTGGGCAGAGGTAAGTCAAAAATTTACTGACCAATTAAAAGCTGATGAAGAAGCTAGGTTAGCTACTAAAAAAGAAATCCTTGACAATCGTAACGAATTTACAAAGACCTTACTTAACAAACCTGTTGGACAAAACACTGCACTAAACAGAATACTTTCTGGATATACAGACCAGGCAAGAGAATATTCTCTTTCTGCATTACAAAGGTATAAAGACAAAGACTCAACTCTTGCAGAGTATAATGCTTTTGAAAACAATTTAAAGTCCGGTACAGAATTGCTTTTTGATGCAGTAGAAGGTTTCAATTCAAACTTTGATAACTTCGCACAGCGTGCACAAGATGGCTCAGCTTCTAAAATAGAAGTGTTCATGCACGAGCTTACACAAAACTATACGGACTTTGGTAGAGTTTCACTTGATGTAGACCCTAAGACTGGTGAGGTAATTATTTCAGAGCTGGGTGAAGATGGAAATCCTACAGGTAAAACACTAGATGTATCACAGCTTGGATACTTCTCTAAGTTTACCAGAGATAAATATGATATAGACGGAGCTGTAAATACTGTAGCAGAAAATTTAGGAACTAAATTTTTACAAGACACTGAGGGTAGAAGTTTACGATACCAAGGACAACTGTATGATGAGATTGTAAGTAATGAAGAGTTAATGAAAGGTTTAGACACAGAGATTAAATCTTTAATTGATGAAGGCTTTGAGCTTGAGAGTGTACTAGCTGACAGTATGAACTATAAGATTGTTACAGATAAAACTGACAACCCATTTGATTTATACTTCAATCAAGATACAAATGAGTTTGAAATAACAGATGCTCAAAAACAAGCAGCGTTTGACCATGTAAAAGAAAAGATGTTGAAGGCTCTAAATATAGATAGAAGAGAACCTGAAGCTGAGGATGAGTTAAGTGATTCTCAAATACAATCAGATTTAATTAGAAAGATACAAACTGTAGCATTGTATGGAGATAAAGTTCCTAGAACATTAATAGAGCAATTATTATCAGAAGAAGAGTTAGCCGAGTATGACAAGCTTGTAGAAAGTCAAGGAGGAACAGATGCTATTCAAGGATTGGTAGATGATATTACCACAGTAGTAGGACTTTCAGATTTAACAGAAGAACAGTTTGCCGATAATGATACAGTTAATCAAGCTTTAGGAGGTTTACAAGCTCTTGGTATTGATGCTTCTGTAAGTGGCGGAGGAAATATGTTTTCTGCAAGAATAATTAATATTAAAGAAAGAGGAGATAAAGGTCAAGGTATAAGTATTGATACTAAAGGTAAAACTCAACAACAAATAATTGATGAGATAGTTAGACTCGTGCCTTCAGTAAGAAGTTTAGAAGATTTAGCTACGTCCCTCGCATTTATCAGAAGACAGAGTAATCCACAGGGTGATACACAAAATGTGCCTCCATTTTTTGAATGGTCACAAAGAGAAGAAAACAAAGGTAAAGGTATGAATGAATACATAGAAGAATTTAATTTATCTCCAGCTCAGTAATGGAAACACAAGAATTATTTGACATATTACCAACAGGTATTTTTTCTAACGCTGAAGAACTGCAAAAGTTTTTAGATGATGGAGATGTAAATCAATTATATCCTTTATTGGATAAAGAAAAGTTTCCCACTCTTGAATCATTTCAAGTTTCCTTAAAAAAAAAAGACACTCCAGAAATAAATACGGAGTTAGAATTGGAAGATGGTTTGTCGGAGCAGCCAGAGTCAGCTGAAGAAAAAAAAACTCCAGAATCTGATTTAGGTAAAATTTTTAAATCCAATTTTTTAAGAACTGTAGGAGGTATATCCGACATTCCTTTGTATATAAACCAAAGTGTTTTTAGCGCATTTGCTCCTAAACAACAAAAAGAATATATAAATAGTCTTACTCCAGAACAAAGAGAAATATTTTTTGAAACTTTAAATACTGGTAAAGCTTCAACTGGAACTGCTTTACCTATGGATACAGACTTTTCAAGAAAAATGTATAATGAAGCCAATCGTTTAAGGGAGCTTGTTGACACACAATACGACACCGGCATAACTCAAGATATCTTTTCTGAAAATGTGGGTAGAGGTTTGAGAAGACTTACTAACGAAGCAGTAGGAGCTATACCTCAAATAGTTACTGCGTTTGCTCCTGGTGGTATTGTAGCAATAGGAGCAGGGACAGCAGCTACAAAATCCAGACGTCTCCAAGAAGAAGGAGCTGATTTAAATTTTAAAACACAATTAAATTCAGCAATTACAGGTACAGCTGAAGGAATATTTGAATTAGTAACTTATAGAATGGGTGGTCAACTGTTCAAAGGTTTAAGAGAAGCGTTATCATCTCAAGGAAAAGAAGCTGTTAAGGAATCACTTAAAACAATATTAAATGCTTATAAAAAAGGATTTGCAAGAGAGGGAGTTTCAGAGTTAGCTACAGAAGCTACTGAAGATTTAGCTGACCTTATAGTGCTTGGAGATGAAGAAGCTTTTGCAAACGCATTTTCAAGATATGCGGATACATTTGTTATTGGAGGAGCTACAGGTGGGCCGATTCAATCTTTTGCCCCTGGAGTCAAAAGAATTGTCCAAGGTAGACAACAAAAAATATTAAACGACAACGTAAAGAAGAGTAAATATAATAATGTACTAGAGCCATTTGATGTGGAATCTGGTAATATGGTAGTTGAGATAGACCAACTACCAATAGTGCAATCTCCAAATGCAGATTTATTTATTAACAGTACAGTTGACAATCAAGTAAAAAGAAACGAAATATCAAAAACTCAGGGTGAGCAAATAAAACAAAACTTTGCTGTAGCTAAAGGTATATTTGACCAAATACCCACACAAAATCTTAATACACAACAACAAAAACAAGCAGCTGATTTGTTGTTTGAAAAACTCACTTTAGAAAATTTTGTAGCTGGTAAAGATGTAAATCTTGTTACAAAAGAAATACAAAGAATAGAGTCAATTAATGAACAGCTAAAAAATATAGGCTTACAAGCTCAACCAATAACAAGCACAGAGCAAGCTGTAGAAGAGGTAGAAATTAAAGATGAAAGTGTCGAGGGCGACACTCAACAAAGAATATCTGTCGCTCCTTTCTTTGCAACACAAATTGAAACAATCGATGACGCAGAATCTTTAAGGCAAGATAACAAATACACGGAGTATATAGCTGGTCTTAATACATTAATAAATGAGTTTGGATTAGAAGGCCAAGTAGAAGAAACGCTGGGCGGATTTCAATTTGAAGACGGCACAACTGTTAGAGAAATATCTAACAATATAATTTTAAATAACGCTACCGAAACACAAGGTGATGAGTTTGCTGCGTTAGTAGGCGCTCTTGCTCCTGAAGTGCAAGAAGCAACTATAGCTGCTAATTATACAGATAAACAATCAGGCGATGCTAATGGTGTTGAGTTTATTTTACAAGTTGATAATATCCAAGGAGCTCTCGAAACCCTTGCTGATGTTGGGATTACAGATTTTACTTTGAATCAATCAAATAATTCCTTATCTTTACTTAATCTTGATTTTATGGATAGTGAAGTATTTCAAGATA